TTCTTATATTCTGATTTGCTTTGACGAGAGTCCTCAAACTCGGCATCTTCTTCATACCACTCTCGAAACTTTTTCTTTTTAGCCATTAGTAATTCTCTCTATCATCGGTATTTCTTTAACTTCGCTAGTATAATCGAGAAGCAGCGCAGAGGCTATTATCAGCCCTATGACAGCTACTACCATCACTGAGGCCTCAAGCACTGATCTCAATATTTTTTCATCGAGCAATCTTTGTTTCCCAAACATCTTCACCGGGAGCTACTTTAAATGGTCTGCCGCGCTTCTTTTTCAGAGGAGTAGCAGATACAGGATCGCTTATAATTCCATTGAAAGCTTCATTAATTGTCTCAGCCAACAACTCTGGATAAGGCTCTTTCCTGAGCATTCTAAGAAGAAGTATTGCATCATCTGCATTAACAGTTTCCAGCATTTGTATGAACAGAGCCTCTTTACGAATTCTATCGAGATTCTTACCGTCTGGCATTTCATTGACAAAGAAACTCAGCTTACGTGCCTCTCGATACAAGTGTCCGTGAGATTCTGTATGTACAGACGGAGTATAGGGAGGCGCAGTACTAGGAATAGCAAAAGTGAACTTATTGTCGTACATAAGAATAAGAATATTCCTAAGCTCCTTACTGTTGTTATTCTTCAGGTATTCGACTTGCTCAGAGGCTTCAGTCAATTCGCACACTCCAGCAATAATCTCTGCAAGTGAAAAGGTTGTCATAATTAAACTCCATTCATAGTTTATTAAAATTCGCTGATACTTTCCATTAAGTTTCTCAGCTTGTTTTTGATAAAGTAATTAAGCAACTGACTACGATCTTTTGGGTTCTCTGCCTCATACTCTTCAAGTATCTGAGTCTTAAACACTTGAGGCACTTCAGCCAAATCAATCATCGCTTTATTGCGTAGATAGTTGCGCTTTACTTCATTGTCCATATTATTTATGTCATCCCATTCGAGCAATCTCTTCTTGGTGATTGGCCGCTGGCGTATTCCCATGACTAAAGCATTGTCTGCTGATAGTATATTTGGCACACCATCGCTACCATCGCCCTTAATGATATGCTCGTGTAGAAAGGTCTCTGGGTTTGAGTTAGATATCCATCTCTTGCGTGTTGGGTCGTACTGCTTTACATTACCGTATGTGTGCAACTGCACATAGTCTTTATCTCCAGAGAGAATTAGAATAGGCTCACCAGTATTCAGTGCGGTTCCCTCTTTATGCACTATAGTCCCAATAATGTCATCGGCTTCACATGTATCGATCTGGATAACTCTGTATGGGAAAAACTCTTTAAGTTCATCTCGGATACGATTGAGTGCTACAAATACAGAATTCCAGTCTATTTCAGAACTGTCGCGAGCCTTTTTACGACCAGCTTTATAGTATGGAAATATGTCTCGTCTCCAATAGTTCTTATCATCACAGGTAATCAGTAGTTCTCCGAACTCATGATGAAATTTCTGTCTATTAAATCTCAGAGTGTTCAGTATCATATGCCGTAACATATTCTCATCTACTTGAGCATTCTGGTGATTTCCAATCTGCATCATCATATTAGAAATCATGACCTGATTCATATCAACCAATATCATTTCACACCTCTCATTTCATTATTCACGAATCACCATCATAATCAGGTTCAAATATGTCTTGCATGATTTCTTCTAATTCTAGACGATTCCATGCGCCCAATCCATTTTCACTGTCTTTAGTCCAATCACCAAAAATTTGTTCAGATACGGACTGATAGTAATACTTCTCACCTATGCACCTGTACATCAGTGCCCGAATAGTTTCCATCAAGCCCATCAAATCTAATAGAGTATCTGGATGTTCACTGATATCATATCCCATTTCTTTCATACAGAAGACTACATCATGGGATACGTGTGTAGCGAATTCCAAAGCCAGTTCTTCAAAATCCTCACTGGCTTCTGTTTCACTTTCCTTTATCTTATCAAGACGTTCTTGGTGTTTGGCTGAGAAATCTATAATATTATCCACTATATAACCTTAAGAATTATGGTATCTTTATTGATGCGCCCGTCAGTCTCACTCTCAACAGTTTTCAGTGCTTTGAGTTGCTTTATAGCTTTAGCTTTGGTTGCTTTACATAACATTGCTATAACATCATCTGGCTTTCTGAGCATCTTCTTGAAAGAAGCCTTTTCATCAAAGCCGATAATTGTAGTGCCCTTCACTAAGAAGCCATCGACTCTATAGCTAGAGAGATACTTCATTACCCTAGTCTTAGTGTTAAAGAGATATACCGCTTCTGCTCCCACGATCTTCTCTGGGCTAACACTTGCGATCTTGTATTCCGGCGAAGAAGAAAGGAAGATTACCTTAGACACCTGCTTACTCGCAGGAGTAGCTTTCTTAGCGCGTGGCTTTCGAGTCGCTTTCTTTGTCACTAGAAACTTCTCACAATCGGTGATAATAGCAGCAATAAAGTCAAACAATGACTTCTGCTGCTTTGTAGACATGTGACTATAAGCTTCGACTAAATCCTCAGTCTTATCTTCAATGGTCTCTCGCAGTTCCTCTAGAAGCACATGATAGCATCGTATAGTATCGTGCGCGGTCTGTGCGGCACGTTCCTCTTTCACCATTATACTGTATATTGACCAATCCTTTGGTAAAACACCGTGTATGAAGTCATCGATACAGCCCTCAATTTCTCCTATAAATTCAGAAGTTTTTTCACCGAGAAGTTCAGAAGGACTTTTTCTTTTTGCGGCTACAGTAGTATCCACAATAAGTGGCTCAACTGTCTTGCCATACGCAATAATACGCTCTATAGCACTTTCTTGAAAGAGTTTAGTGCTATCACTCAACTCGCATCCGTTAAGTTCCACTTTGCATAAAGAGGCTAAAGTGGAGCTAGTTCTCCAGTCTTCAGCCGCTTTATAGTACTTGAGGTCTTCTGGACGGTGCTGTTTAATCCACTCCGTAGTCCAGAGAACATACTGCTTTTTGTCATAGAAATAGCCGTAATGTCTAATAGTCTCAGATAGACTCGACTCATACTGATCGGGTTCTACCGTTGACCAATCTACGGTCTCATAACCGACATGACGCTCTTCTAAAAACTTTACTGCGTTTGATCTTCTGGACATCGTACTCTTTGCTACAGCCATGATAGGCTCCATTGATTTAACAGACTACATGATAACACAAATTTAAACCCATGTCAACAGTTAATTTGTTTAAATTAGGACACCATCCGTCACCATTCCATTGACCTCTCGCAGGCTGTCCCAGCGAAACGATCTCCAACCATCGGCATCGATATCCCAAACTGGTATGGCATTTACGTTAACAGTTGGCGACACTTTCTTCTCAGTTGATGGAGGTATAAAGCTATCGCTAAGAGTAGCAGACATCTTCCTTATATCACCATTGGCTTTAAGAAACCGAATGTTTACCGTACCCGTTTTCAACATTTTCAAAACTTCGTCTTTAGTCATCACTTTCTCCACGTTGCTTAAGTTCATTTTCTAACGTCTCATTAACCTTTTCTGCTAGTTCTAAGTAGCCACCTATATGCTCACCTTCCCAAATTATCTGAGGTATTTTACCCTCACCCGGAAAGGTACTACGGAACCTCTCAGGATCATTCTCAACATAAATCATCTCGTGTTCGAGTTGCGCGATTTCGAGTAGTTGTTTAGACTTTATGCAGCTATAGCAGTCTGTTGAGCCAAATATAGTGATCACGGGGTTACTCCTTCTAATTCAATTTAAGCGTCTATTTGTACTATAATTAAGCGTCTATTTGTACTATAATACAGCATTTTACTGCTTTTGTCAAGTATTATTTGAAAATATTAGTCCAAGAGGAGGTATTATCGGTTTTGACTGATTCGACTTCTTTATTTAAGATATCGATAGTGGAGTTTGCTTGATCTAGAGCAGATTCTGATGACTGGTAGTATCTTTCATACGCAGAAAGTATTATTCTCTGCTGTTGGATAAATAGCATCAAATCGGATAGATTCTGACTTAAATTTTCATATCCTATATCCTTCAATCCAAAAATAGCCTCTGCTTCGTTAGAGTCGCGTAGATCAGACATGATATCTGAAACATTCTCAGGTGTGACTATAACCCACTCTACATTGCGTAGTATTAGTCTGTCAGATTCTGGTAGAACTAGAACAGGCTTATCGATGGGCTTTTGCGATATCTTTACTGGTGCGGTGCTACAACCGCTAATTAGCGTAATTAGTGCCAAACAACCAAGGACATTCGCTATTGAATGCTTTGCCATTTTTAGACTCCATTTCTTTAATCGTCAGCTCTGCGCCGGCTAGTATTTCGAAACATCGACCGACGTTGCTCGTTGCGTTATTGATCACTCTTTCGACCAAGACTGGTTTATTCTGAGCTAAGTATCCTATATCGTGTTTACCTAGCTTATCGGATAAACGTCTATTCTGTTCTCGTGTGAATCTAAAACCCTCATTCACCGTAGTAAGTTCTTCTCCAATTTCAGAAAAGCTTTTCTCTAGAGATAGTATGGTATCTTCACTTATTTGAATGGCTATATCCATAGTTGCCACATTAGCATTTAGTGTAGCCATCCGTTCTTGACTATCATTGTAATACCAATAAAATGCTCCCGAAATCAAAGTAGTGAGAAGTAAAAGTATCCCAAGTAATTTTAACATCATTCGATATTACTCATGTCCAGTAGGAGTAGCGGGTGATAGATCAAGAATAGAATTTATGATATCACCCCACACTGACCAAAACTCGCCAGCATTAGGATGAATTAGTTCTACCTCTTCAGATGTAGCGGTAGTGCCCCATGGCAGAGGCGCCTGTATGCAGCTAACTTGAAGTATTTTAGCTGTGTATGCAACAGGATATCCGGCAA